GCAAAGAATGAATCTTCACAGTGGTCTAGGATATCTTGTTGGTAATTCACAACTGGATTAACCATATCTAAAGCAGCAATGCGCCACGGACGAAAGGTTTTCATGTCAGGTTTACCGTACTTGATTTTATATCCATAAGGGGACAAAACATTTGCCATAGGTGAAATCTCAACAGCTGATTTATGGGTGGGTCGAAACCCAACAAATGAACCATAAACAGCAGCTGTTCCTTCTTCCATGTAACGCACTGGAGACTTTTTGTGCAAGTCTGTTAAAGTACGCTTCACGGAAGCAGAAGAAATTCGCGGTTCTGAAGCTTGTAGAGTGTACATATCTTCAGTAACTAATTGGTGTATAATATCTTGATTAACATTCGTTGCACCAACACAATGGGTATAATTACTTTTTAAAACATGAATCCCCATGATGATATAGCCACGCACTGTTTCACCGACAAGTAACGAACCACACTCTCCATTGATGGTGGGAGCCTTGCTCGTTGCAGACCAAACTCTACCTTCAAATCCGGGAGTGAACTTTTGACCTGTCCAACCATCAGGTTTTATACAGGTGAGATTATTCTCGATAAGTTCTCCGGTGTTGTTTCGCGAAATATAAAAACCATTGGTTTTGATTTCGATTTCACCCTTGGCGAAATACTGCGAAATATCTTTACGGGGTGGCAAATTTGGAATGGTTATGATACATATGTCATTCTTGAGATCGCGTTGAAATTGCGATTCAGTAACTCCTATATCCACATTACGATTTACACCATTAGCTGAAGTATGCTGAACGATGTGCATGCGCGTTAATTGCTTAAGCACTGGGAAAATGTGATTATTACATATGTATTTCTGCCCCTTAATGCAGGTTAGTCTACCTGTGTATATCTTGCCTTCATATAAAATAGAGGCATTGACACAATTGTTACCAATAATTCCAATAAACGTATCTCGACTCAAACTTTTTGAGGAGTTAATTTGTGGGGTAGTATCAAAAGATGAAAGAACAAAATCATTCTTATACCAGATATTTTCTGGTTCATCGTCTGTGGCAACCGGCATATGTCCAACATCAAGGACAGATTCAACAGCACCTTGTGTCATATAAAGATATTTGCACATCTTATATATGATGGTACCCGACGTTAGTAGGGTAACCACTGCAATAAGGGCTCTAGGATAACCAATCATGGCTTGTATCCGACGACCAGCAGCTTCACACCGTGAGCGAACGAAATAGCGCGCCATATTGGGACCAACAGCTCGCATAATTCCTGTGCAGAACATAGAGTAGAGAATAGTGTTGCCAAAGAAGAATAAAATAATTTCCTCTAGCGTACTATAGTACAAAATGTAAAAGAATTGCAAAGTATAAAAGAAAGTGCACCAAATTATGTATCTGGCACTAAATTTACAAAAACCGGCAATGGATTGTATTTCACATTCACACTGCGGTGTTGGTAGATAGCAACCAGTGCATAACTGGATGGTTTTCATGGCTTGCACAGACTTCTCAACGATATTTTGATTATCATCAAAAGTCTTAACCGCTCTATTAAACCACTTTAAAAAATCAATAATATTGTTGGTTCGAAGCAATTGGTGAGTGGCTGCAAGTTTTTGTGGATCTGTTGTTTTCCGGATCAATACTTCATCAACGGTCCAATCCCAATAATCAGGATAAATTCCTTCATAAATGGTAGTTTTGGATGAATCCAATGAACCATCGTTTTTTGCATACTCTGGTTTAACAGTTGGAGTAATTATAAAGGGCAATCGACGTTGGACAGCTGATGGATGTGAGAAATAATGTTGCACGTTCATGGTTTTGACATTGGTGGTGGCCATTACAAATTCGCACTTCAAGGGTGTTCTCCCCTTATTGGAAAGATCAGCTTGATCGGGCACGAAAGGTACACTGTTTATGATCTGAATAAGTTCAAGCATAGATGGATCACCTGTAGGGGCCGCAGTGGGCTTGATTGAAGCAACATCATCAAGGACAAGAGCCCACTGTGAAGTCGTGAAACCATCCCAAAAATTGGCTACAGGATTACGTGTATAACAAAAAGACGAATCATTCTCAAGATTTTTGAGTTTTGCATATTGGTTAAATAACATATCCTTTATAGTGGACTTACCAATACCTGATTCCCCGAAGATTAAAAC